AAAACGCTTAAAATAGATGGCAATTTAGATACAGTCACAGTTCGTACTCTTAAGTTTAATGACAAGCCTCTTGGAACAAATCGTTTAACATTAGTTAACGGTAACAATGCTAATCAGCAGATTACGTATTATGTTCATCCGGACCGAACATTTGATACCGTAAACACTAATCGCATAACGCCAGTTTCGTTCGAGACTAGGATAGTATCACCTAGCGATACGTCACAGCTGGCTTTTCAAATCGCGGCTCTTGATGAAGCGTACAACGTATTCTCGGGAAGTTCTTGGGACAATTTTATTGAACTAGAAACCGATCCCGATGATGAAAACGTACGTCCTAGGGAGCTTGAAATTGGACAGAAAGTCGAATTGCACTACAAAGATGGTATATATACCAGCATATTAACTGGTAAAGTTATCGAAGACAATCATATTATTTTGTTGTTTGGTTCGGAAAGAATAGAATACACTAAGCGGACGAAAGGAGGACGCTAATGGCATTAACCACGGACATCCGCATATTCCCAAATAAGGAGATGTTTGCCGTTGACATGGCGGAAGTACTAGATACGGCTATAGCATACAATGGAATTATTCAAGGATGTGGGATAACCTTTAACTCGATCGCTGGCACACTATCCATCGACAGTGGTCGTATGCTGATTCGCGGACGGCTATGCATTATTACAGAAAGTGGTGATTTAGCGGCTCCAGTAGTGTCTGGATCTACTGACGTAACCTGTTACTTAGTTGCGTCGTGCAATCTTTCTACAGCTAATCCGTTTTCTGTAGCTATCGTTACTCCTGGTACTTATGAAGAATACCAGCAGCTTAAGGAAGCATCTGTTGATACATTCAATACGCAGGATGGATTCGATTTCATTGTTCTTGGAACGGCTACTGTAAGCCCTTCAAGCGGAAAAGTTACTACTTGGACTCCGGCTAGTAACACTAATGCTAAAACGAGAGAACGACTTGACAGCAAAAAGTTTGGTGGTACATACCTGCCATCAGGTCTCAACATAGATTCCTTACCGAATGAATATTCCGGCTGGTGGGGGTATAAAAGACCTGACGTAAGCGGTACTTTTCCTGTGTCGGATTCATATGGCACGATTCTGCACGTTCCCGGAATAAATAGAGAAGTTGCAATGCAGATGATTCGCTCTACAAGTCAGGCGAATACGAGCCCTGTAATCTTTATGCGTTTTAGAACGGGTAACGGCTGGGGCGCTTGGCAACGCTTCATTAGTGGCAAGCTAACGCAGTTAACCGTTACAACAAATCCAAGCGCATATGTTTTAGCAGGTGGTCTCAGCAACACTGTTGCGTTTAAAAAGAATGGATACTTATTCTGCCGTTGTATTATAGAAGTTACTCAGGATGTATATCACGGTGTTTCCTTTCAAGCCGGAACGATCGCTAATTGGAGAGCTCCGATGACCGTTTATGCGTCTGTGGAAAGTAACAAAGGATCGTACTCTCCTCTAATTATATCAATAACATCGGACGGAAAAATCATGCTCAGAAGCGATGCAGAAGGCGGTGAGGCAGCTTGGGGTGAATATATGTGTACCCTTATGGCGCCTACATTAGACGGACACGAGTAAAGGAGGAATTTCAAAATGGCAGTAGATGGATACTTCCCTAAGATTACTCTTCCTTCTAATAAGACCGATATTCGTAAAGGTGACGGCTTGTTACTTCTCTGTAATGGGAAAGTGATGGCCGTCGATTTGTTTGATGGCGGAGAGGCAACCAAAAACGCTCTGGACTGGTTTAAATTCAACAAGATTACCCAGATCGATCTTGCGGTTTGCACTCATGCTCATGGTGATCACTACGGCGGTTTCTACACAGCAGTTGAAAACGGTATTGTGATTAAGGAATTTCGATGCTATCATGTCGATTCCATTCGCGGCGGCAATGCTGAATCCAGAAAAGACTCTGATAACTTACTCAAGCTCATTCGTTGGCTGCAGGCAAGAGGCACCAGAGTCTTATTTATTGACCACGGCGACGTAATCAAGTTCGAGGACATCGCGTGGCATATTTACCGTAATCAGCCCGCAAAGGCAGCCCCCGATGACGATAATGCATGGGAGTATATCAATAACGGCTCTCTCGTGCTGTATTCTCCCGAACTTTGCGGTATGCTGTTTGGCGATGGTCCGGAAGAGCCCAAAGACGCAATCGCTTATTTCCAGAAGAAGTTCGGTAAGATCGAGATTCTTGTATGGTTCGACATTTCACATCATGGCGGAGCTTTCAACAGACCAAACGCAGCGGCAGCCAAGGAAGCAGGAGCCATAATCGCTTACGAATCTTGCGTTGAAAAGAACGGCCCTGGAACAACCGAATGGACTCAGTATGGCGGAAGAAGAGTCAAGGAACAGGGCATTATCGTTTGGATGCAGGATTCTCCAATTGCTTTCCATGCTGAGAACGGAGAGATTACGTTCAGACAGAGCGGCAAAACGGTCAGCGCTAAGATACCTTATAAGAGCAAAGGCGTTACGCCAGTGAGTAAATGGGAACACGACGGAACCGGCTGGACATATGTTAAATCCAACGGAGAACTTACTTACGGCTGGGCTCTGCTTGCATGGTCTAAGGGCAAGGACTGGTTCTACTTCGACAAGTACGGTCACTGCGTATACGGCTGGCAGTATCTTGAATGGTCTAAGGGACAGAACTGGTTCTACTTCGATCCCGACAGTGCTGCGATGAAGACCGGCTGGGTATATGACAACGGCTCTTGGTTCTATCTCGATCCCGATACAGGAGCAATGAGAACGGGCTGGATCAAATGGAAAGGAAAACTTTGCTACCTTGAACCGGTCAGCGATAAGAACCACGTTCAGGGTCGCTGCTACGTTAACTGCCGTGCTACTATCGGCGGTAAGTTATATTCTTTCGATAAAGATGGATACGCTACAGAGATCACAGGAAAGTCTACTATGGATGGCTGTGATGTAGCTTCATATCAGTACGACATTAATCCGGCGGCCATGACGACCACGGATTTTTTCATTGTTAAATTCACGCAAGGCGACTGGTACACCAATCCTTATGCAGACCAGCAGTACTCTAAGGCGAAAGCAGCTGGTAAACTCCTTGCTGCATACCACTACGGAGAAGGTGGCGATCCGGTTAAGGAAGCTCGATATTTCTGTGCTAAGGTTGGTCCCAGAGTTGGCGAATGTATCCTCGCTCTCGACTGGGAAGGTAAGAGCAACAGCAAGTTCAACACATCCGAAGAAGTGGCTTGGGTTCTCAAGTTCGCTATGGAAGTCTACAGGCTTACTGGCGTTCATATTTTCCTGTACATGTCTAAATCAGTTACAAGGAGAAGAAACTGGTCTGAGGTCGCTAAGGATGTAAGGCTCTGGTGCGCTCAGTACGCTAACGATAACTTCACTAATTATCAGGCTAATCCCTGGACAGATAGTAATGGATGGGGCGCTTGGACCAGCGATACGATTAGGCAATATTCTTCTCACGGAAGAGTAAGAGGATATGGCAAGAATCTTGACATCAATAAGGCCTACATGTCACAGGCTGATTGGGTAAATGCGGCTAAGGGTATCAAGGTAACACCGATCGTCAGCTCTACGCCTGCTCCTAAGACCCAATGGGCTGCTTGTGTCAGTCTGACAACGTCTCCTGTTAAGATCAGTAACTCCGGCTCGGATGAGAACGGAAACTACAAGAACGGCAAAGCAGGAGATCAAAATGGAAGAGAATGGTGCATTAGGGACTGGTATAACAGGCCTTGGAACTGCGTACTCAGGCATCCTCTTGCGGAAGTTAGGGCTTGTATTGCGACTCTTGCGTACAAAGCTGCCCAGAACGACAACATCGGCTATGACCAGAACCAGAGAGACTCTTATGGTGTAGCTCTGGCTAAGGCTGACTACGATCCTAGTAAGATCACAACGCCGGTCGAGTCCGATTGCTCCAAGGGCGTTATCGATAACGTTAAGGCGACTGGTTATATTTTGGGAGTGCCTGAACTTCAGAGGCTTGAAGCGACTTACACCGGCAACATGAGAGCCGGATTTGCTAAGGCTGGCTTTATTGTGCTTACGGAGAGCAAGTATCTTACAAGCGGTGACTATCTGCTGGCTGGCGATATTGTGCTTAACGACATTCACCACACAGCTACCGTTGTGACTAATGGCGTTAAGAGTGGCAATGAGACCAATTCTATGCCTCTGGTTAAAGACGGCAGCACTGGTTATGCCGTATCTCAGCTTCAGTCCATGCTGAACAAAGTAAGCTATCGTAACCAGAAGAAACTTACCGTAGATGGTGAATTTGGACCTAACACCAAGGCTCAGGTAATCTTCTACCAGATGGATAGAGGCCTTACGCCGGATGGAGAAGTCGGACCGATCACCTGGGGAAGACTTTACGAAGACGTATACTAAATTTTCCCCGGATGGATTTTTCTGGAAAAGTTTTGAATTATGTATGTTTACTACAACGCGAATCCTTCAGGTAAGGCTACGGGAGACTGTGTAATCAGGGCTATTTCCACAATTACGGGTCTTCCGTGGCGAACAGTTCATTGGGAACTAGCTACCCTCAGTAACGAAATGTACCAAATGATGGACGATAATGTAGTCTGGCATGAATATCTGAGACGACTTGGCTTTGATATTAACACCGTACAGATTCCTTGTACGAGGGCTAAAGACTTCGGTAAATGCTTTCCTCATGGCAAGTATATTCTTGGCACAGGTAAGCATGTTATAGCGGTAATAGACGGCGATTATTTCGATACTTGGGATTCAGGTAACGAACTCGCCGTCTTTTATTGGAAATTGGAGGAATGACTGAGTCATGCCGGATGCAATTGGGCGGTGTTCAGGAGACTCGCGATGGAGAGGTTCGAATCCTCTACTGTCCGTTGTACTTAACTTGACTCAGTCAATCGCTATATAAGAAAGGAGATAATATGCCAACTAACTATAATCAGTATCAGGTTCCACAGACCATTACGATGTTTACCGTTCATGGAGAAGAAGGCGCCAACGCGTTTCCGGTAGCTCCCGGACAGAAGGTAACCCTTATCGATGCTGATAACGCAGTAATCTATGTTAAGAGCGCTAATCAGTTTGGACAGGCTCTGCCACTTGAAGTTTACGACATGGTATTCAGACAGCCGCCTGTTCCTGAGACGCCTTCCGCTACTCCTGCAATGTCCAAAGACGAGATCACAGCAGAAGTTAACAGTGCGGTTAAGGCTGCGCTCCAGAAGTATTTCCCGCAGATTAATTTCGGCGAGTAAGGAGGCTATGTAATGGGTAACCCTTTATTTGGAAACGGCGGAATGGGACAGAATAACATGTTTGGTCCTTTTGGCGGGATGATGAACTTCATGAATCAGTTTAATCAGTTCCGGCAGGGAATTCAAGGAAACCCTCAGCAGATGGTTCAGAACATGCTTCAAAATGGGCAGATGAGCCAGGACCAGTTTAACCAGCTGAGCAACATGGCTAACCAGATCATGCCGTTTATGAGGAGATGAAATGAGCGATTTAAGTAGAGTAGAACAGCTTTTAAAGAACATACTCGGCGAAGACGTTCAGGAGGTTGTTCCTCAGAGCAGAGCGGAGCGTATATTAAGAGCGATTGCTGGCGAACCGGTGGTGGTTGACGGACGCTTAAATCTCATACCGGTTATGACTAAAGACGGTGACATTGGCTACCGAGATCGAATTTCTGGCGAGTTCTATGCCTATAGTGGAAGTGGAACTTTGCAGCCTTATGAATAAATACGGGAGGTAACAATGGCATATTCAATTAATACTACAACAAATGACATTACCCTCGTTCGTGGTGATTACTTTCCGTGTAATATTGTGATGACTAAAGATGATGAGCCGTTTCTACCAGAGAGCGGCTCTCTTCGTTTTGCTGTAAAAAAGAGATACACGGATCCTGATGATAAAGTACTCATAGTTAAGCCGATACCGCTCGATACGCTTTTACTTGAACTAGAGAGCGAAGACACAAAAGATCTGAAATTCGGCGAATATGTATATGACATCGAATACCAGGATGAAGAGGGTAGACCAGACACTTTTATTAGAGCAAAATTTATTCTAGCGGAGGAGGTCTATTAAATGAACGGCAGCCTAAGCGCTCCCGGAACCATCTCTGGTTCGCTATCGGATACCGGGACTTTAGCCGGGAATATTTCTTCGCCGTTAGCGCTTTCGGGAGGATTAATAATACCTAAAGAAATTAAAAGGTCGAACGACTACGAAAAGCTCGAAAATCTACCACAGATCGAGGGAGTTACCTTAATAGGTAATAAGTCATTTGTGCAGCTTAACATGGCGCGAATAACTAATTCGGAACTTGAAGAGCTACTAACATGAGGTTAAAAGATGTCAAAATATTTAGATAACGACGGTCTGCTTTATTTGTGGCAGAAAATAAAAAACAAATTCGCAACCATAACCGATCTTGACGACAAAGTAGATAAAGTTACCGGCAAGGGACTATCGACAAACGACTACACGACTACCGAGAAGAACAAACTTAGCGGTATAGCAAGTGGAGCCCAGGTTAATGTCATCGAAACGGTTAAAGTTAACAATACAGCGCTTACGCCTTCAAGCAAAGCCGTTAACGTCACAGTGCCGACAAAGACTTCAGATATTACCAATGATAGCGGCTTTATCACATCTGCAGACGTTCCTGAAGGAGCAGCGGCTTCATCGACCACCCCTAAGATGAACGGAACAGCAACTGTTGGTAGTGAGACGGCTTTTGCTCGAGGCGATCATATTCATCCTAGCGACACCAGCAGAGTTCCTACAACAAGAACGGTGGCTGGCCATGCTTTGTCGGCAGATGTTACGCTTGTAAAAGGCGACGTCGGCTTAGGAAATGTGGACAACACAGCTGATGCAGACAAGCCTGTAAGCACGGCTCAGCAAACGGCTCTTAACGGCAAAGTGGATAAAGTCTCTGGCAAGGGTCTTTCTACTAATGACTATACAACAGCCGAGAAGAACAAGCTCGCCGCTTTCGGCTCTGCAGATACCTATGCTTTAAAGAGCGACATCACCAGTATGTACAAGTACAAAGGGTCTGTAGCAACAATATCCTTACTCCCGTCTACAGGTCAGACCGTTGGCGATGTATATAATGTAGAATCCAACGGTATGAACTATGCGTGGGATGGTGAAGATTGGGATGCTCTCGGTGAAATATTCACCATTACACCCATTTCTAATGGTGATATTGATACGATCGTAGCATCATAGAAGGGGATGTCCCATGAGCAAATATTTAGACCAAACTGGGCTGTCATATTTTTGGCAGAAGGTTAAAGCGTTGGTAAGTCCGGAAGACATCGCAACCGCAGTATCTGCATATTTGGACGTGCATCTTACCAACCCTACGAATCCACCTGTTGATACATCGCTAGCCGTTTCCGGAGCCGCTGCGGATGCCAAGAAGACCGGAGATGAGATCAATACGTTAAAAGAAGATATAAGCGATATGCAGGACCAGATAGATGAGTTTTCTGGCGGCCTTACTCCTGCTATTAAAGATGCGCTTTTGAATTGTTTCAAGCACGTTGGGTGGGATCATGAAGCAGACGCTACTTATTATAATGCTCTTGAAGAAGCGTTATATGCAGATGAAATCAAGCACATTTCTGCTGTGTTTATACCGGGAACACATGAAATCTATCCCACAGATAATATTGAGTCTTTGAGAAATTTTCTTACTGTAACGGCTACGTATCAAGATGATACGCAAGCAGTTGTTTTGGATTATACGCTGGAAGGAGACATTTCTTCTACCGGTGAAAGAACAATCACTGTCAAATATGGCAAGAAAAAAACAACCACTTTTACTGTTACTGTTGTGGCAAATACAGACGGCCTTCTATATGAATGGGACTTCACAAAAGGGCTTACAGATTTAAGACAAGCAATGACGGCGCAATTAAGCTGCGGAGACTCAAGCGTGATTCCGTACGCAGACGCAAATGGATTGCATTTTAATCACTCCGCTCAATTGGCAGTGCTGTTACCGGTAAATGAATTTCCGGTAATCTGGTTTAAAGACAAAACTATTCAAGTAGATGTCGCGTCTTTCGTTCCTGGACAGCAATATGATTCTACGCATACAAGATTTATAATGTTTGCAAATTCTAATGGGGTTTTTGATAGTGGCCTTGTATACAGAGGAAATAATACAACAGGATGGAGCATATATGCAGGTTCTAACGGATGGGGCGTCCCTTTCGAAAATCTGACAAGAGCAGGGATATCCGGCAAAAAAGTTAATCTGTATTTTGATTCAGAATTAAGAGGAAAGTTATCTGTAGACGGTGTATCTTACGGAACACAAAGCAAAACGCTCGGAAGTGAACTAAAAGGGCTCGGAATCGGTAGCCAAGCAGGTGAACAATATGGTGCGACATTCTTTATAGCACTGGTAACAGGTATAAGAATTTATAGCGGAGAGGCGGCATAGTGGCAGTATACAATCTTAACGGCGAGGTCATTGGAATTGATTCTGCGCCTGAAGAAAAAAATCTTAATTATGACATGAATGTTATTAGTGTAAACCATAGAGGATATTCTGTAATTGCGCCAGAGAACACGCTCCCTGCATACATTCTGTCCAAAAAGATGGGGTTCAACTATGTGGAAACAGATATCTCATTTACCTCCGACGGAATACCCATGCTTCTACATGACTCATCTATTGACAGGACATCAAATGGTAGCGGATTACTTTCACAGATGACATACGAACAAGTTCGACAGTATGATTTTGGCTCGTGGAAATCATCAGATTATGCAGGAACAATTATCCCAACTCTTGCGGAGTTTCTTGAACTCTGCAAATCCATTATGTTGCATCCGTATTTGGAACTTAAAAGCGATGAAGCATATACGCAAGCGCAAATTCAGCAAATTGTTGATATAGTAGCGTCTTATGGATTAAAAGGAAAGGTAAGCTATATTTCGTTCAATTCAACATATCTTGGGTACGTTAAAGATTATGATGCAGAGGCAAGGTTAGGTTTTTTAAAAACGGCATATGCACCTGGAGATGTAGAGACTTGCAATGGATTGAAAACACCGACAAACAACGTGTTTTATGATGCTGCTTATTATGACAACAATATCACACAAGCTATGTGCAACGCGTTTATGGCGGAAAGCATTCCTGTTGAAGCATGGACAGTTAATACCGCAGATACCATAATCGGACTAAATAAATACGTTAGCGGTATCACAAGCGACAATTTGATTGCAGGAAAAGTTTTGTATGATAACGCAATAAACAACTAACGTAAAGCACACATTAACCAGAGGGCTCTAGTCAATTAGAGTCCTCTTTTATATTTACGAAAGAAGGTGATTCCGTTGGGCTAGATTCATCTCTTTCACTTACAACTTAATATCGAAAAACTAAATAGCGAGCTAGTAATACCAATTTATATTTTAACCAAGGAGGGTCTATATGTCTCTTATGGATAATAACAATGGAATGGTTATGCCCGTATCTCCTATGTACGGTGGTGGTAATGGCTTCGGAGGCTATGGTGGATACGGCGATGGACTGTTCTGGATCATCATTCTGTTCCTCTTCGCTGCTATGAACGGCAATGGCTTTGGCGGATGGGGCGGAAACGCAGGTGGAGTTCTTCCCTTCATGATGAATCAGTCCGGACAGAGCGAAGTCCAGCGTGTTGTCGATCAGCAGTCGGTAATGACAGGCATCTCTGCACTCAGCGCAGCCCAGGCGAACGGATTTGCCAATGCTGAGATCTCGAGATGTAATGGCCTCTATAACCTTACAAGTCAGCTCAACAACATCGCCATGAACCAGCAGAACTGTTGCTGTGAGAACCGAGCCGCCGTAGCTGACCTTAAATACACAATGGCCCAGGAAGCGTCTGCCACCAGAGCTAACACCGATGCCAAGACTCAGGCGATTATGGATAAGCTTTGCCAGCTTGAAATGGACGGCATTAAGCAGAACTACGAGAACAGGATCGCTAACATGCAGAACACAATCGATTCCCTGCGCACCATGAACTCCAACGCGAGATTCGATGCTTCTCAGAACCTGCAGACGGCTCAGATCGTAGCTGACAACGCAGCCCAGACAGCGGCTCTTGAGCAGTATCTGGCTCCTACACCCAAGCCTTGCTACACAGTCCAGAACCCTAACTGCTGTCCTTCTCAGACCTTTGGCTGTGGATGCGGGGCAGTAGCGTAAGGGAGGGCCTTCTATGGAAGAGATTTTACAGGTTGCATCCCAGTTTCATTTTCGTAATGAACTGTGGGTTTTATTCATTCCACTGGGGCTTATGGCCGTAGACGTTTTTACGGGAATCATCAAGGCATGGGCACACAACGATTTCCAGTCGGCCATCATGCGAGCGGGTCTTGCAAAGAAGGCAGGAGAGATCATGATTCTGGTTGTGGGGGAACTTATTTCTTACGGCCTTATGCTTCCCGACACAATCATGAACTGCGTTAGCTTCTACATCATATTTATGGAGATCATGTCAATCCTTGAAAACGCGGACGAACTCGGGATACCGGTTCCTAAATTTGTCAGGGACGTCATTAATAATGTAGACGACAAACTCCAACACGGAGATAAGAAAGAAGAGGAATAAATATGGCAGCAGAATATGGAAACGTTCAGGATCAGACTGTCGAAGACAACCAGAACGTGCTCTTCGATAATATTACTCCTTGCGCTAGGGGCTTAATTCTTCACGGTAATGGTTCTGGTTTATTTGTCATTAAGCCTCAGGTCACAAACCCTTGCACAAAATATGTGAGGCTTCTTGCACTGTATCATGCCAATGTAAGCATACCTGAAGGCGGCACACCCGGACCAATTTCGTTTGCAATTTCCATTAACGGAGAGGCTGACCAGACCGTTGTAGCTACGACAACTCCTACTGTGGCGGAAGCCCTGTTCAATATCAGTCTTGCAAAGCTTATAACGATTCCTGTTGGTTGCTGCACACAAATCGCGGTGAAGAACATTACGGGCGCTGCTGTTGATGTCAATAAGCCTCACTTGATCATCATGCCGCCAACCAACTAAGGGGGGAGGAAATATATTATGTCAATGACTCGCGAACAGATGAATACTATTACAGATTTCGTCGACCTCTTATGCAAACAGATTGAGAAGATCAATAAGAAGGGCGACATTACTCCCGATGAGCTGACCCGCATGGATAAAGCAATCGATATCGTTAAGGATTGCTCTGTTATCTGCGCTATGGAAGAGTACGGCAAGGATCCTGAGGAAGAGATGTATTCTTCTATGGGCTACTACGGGAGAAACTCCAGAACCCAGATGCCGATGTGGTCTTCTCAGGGTAGAGACTCCATGGGCCGGTACTCCTCTTCGATGGGATATTCCAGAGACGACGGAGCCAAGCAGACTATGCGGCACGATCTGGAGATGAAACTTGCAAACGCACGTAACGAAGAAGAGCGCCACATGTATATGCGCATGATAGATGCTCTTAATGGATGAGGTGAATTATGGCTAACACAATTCTTGAAAAGCTGCAGGAGAAGTATCCTAACGCAGAAGGTATCAACGACGCTAGAAACATTGCAGAAGCGGTTGCCTGAATATCGAATAGCGGCGGACGAGGGGCTGGTGCAATCGCCGATCATCTTGGCGAGCTTGAGAAAGCATCATATAGGCGGAATGGCGCTACCGGCGGCAACGATAATATACTTATCGATCACTTAGTTGGTGCTCCGTTTAACCTGTATAAAGATCCGTGCACTATTTTCTATTGGACTGCTCCTGAAGGAAAGATATTTGCCGGGTGGGGCGCTACTGATAGTGCAACGACACCGTTGACAAATCCGGTGTACGCGAAAGATCTTCCAAGGCATGCCCTTTACGCCATCTGGAAAGACGCTGAGTAAATGAGTTGAACATCCCTGCTAGCACATGTTTAACAAATAAAAGTGGAGACGTATGGTCACGGAATTGGTCATGAGTAGTGGCTGAAGCCTATATTTATGGACAATGTAAGTGGGTTCGAATCCCGCTATCTCCACTCATAAAATCAAACCCTTGGAGGTCGCATAGGCTTCCAAGGGCTTTTCTTGTTTGTTTCTGAGAATCATTTCTTACAAATGCTTTTATTTTTTTTCAGTTTTGAGAACCTAATTTGCCACGAATTTGGTCACAGAATCGAAGTGATTTAGCGCCCTGTCCGTAAGAGCAGCCGTTTCATCAGATATGGTGTGGCGGTAGACGTAGATAAGGACGTCAGGAGTCGACCAACCACCTCGTTCCATAATGTAGGCGTCTGGCAGTCCGTTGGCATGAAGCGAAGAGACACAGTAATGACGAGTAGAATGGAAGCAGTAAACGTCTTCTAGACCAACGCGCTGTTGCATACGCCTGAAGCGGAATCCCCTGCGGTAAGGATTATTACTACGACAGATATAGAAAGTTCTTTTGGCTGCTGGATAAGGTTATGTGATTATATTCTACAGCTCCTATAGTGACAACTGTGTCGCAAATAAGAAAGGAGTAAAATTATGGGAGTAAACTTTGTAGTTATTTTTCAGAGAGAAGGAACCGACGTTGAAGCTACAAAGGCGGTCTTTATGGAAGCTGGAGCAGAAGCTGTAGAGGTATCGTACGACTATGTGATAGTAGACGATGATCCTGAGAAGGCGGTATGCTTTTTCGTAAAGATGCCGATGAGCAAGTATATGTTGCTTTCACTCAAGGGAATTAAGCTTAAGCAAGCACCCGGTTTACCTGCATATCATTTTATTGCGGTAGAGTAATGAAAAAAGAGGGCATCCATTACGGGTGCTCTCTGTTTTTGTTTATATTTTACAGGTCTTCTAATAGAAAGGAGGCTTATTATGCATATTAACAGGATAACGAGCGATGGAACAGTTGAGTCTCTTAAAGATTGGGATTCATGGTTTAGTATCATTAATGATGACAATGAGGATTACTATGTTGCTTTATCTATAGGCAACAAGGAGGAAGAGATTGTTATCACATTTGATGCTAAAGAATATGAAGACTTTAAGCGGACTATGGCATTCACAAAACAACAGCTTGTACAAAGAATTAAGGATGTGCGTAAGTTAGAAAGAGCATTAGATCGCGAATTTAAGAAATGAATTTAAGGAGAGTCATTGTAAATTACAGTGATTCTCCGTTTTTCTATTTTTCGGTGTACACAATTTACAACCCTTATTATAGCAATAATGCTGATTCAATTATCTAAAACAGGAGGAAAATGAAATGATGACAGTAGCAACAGTATTTATGGCAATGGCATTGGCAACCGCAACGCCGGTAATGGCAGTAGAAGCGGAGCAGCCTGTCGTATTGGCTGAAACAAAAACTGAATACACATTCGAAGATGTAGTAGAAGAAGTTGAATATCTGGACATTGAGGAGGACGGCGACGTTAAATCCGTAGTCAAGAATGTTGACTATGAGCATGAGAGCTATACTCTGATTGTCACATACAAAGAGACTAATATCGATGGATTCGATTGGGTTTCCGTAGTAGTTGAAAACGGAATGGTCGAGATCCAGGGTAAAGGTCCCGGACAAATGGTGGCAGCAGAGTACGGCTACGAACAGTTCATGGAACAGTAACTTAATACGGGTGAGGAGTTTAACCGCTCCTCCTCTTTTTTATTTTCAGGTGTACACAATTTACAACCCTTAATATAGAAAGAATACCTTAAAGGAGGATATAAAAATGATCGGAACAATTATCGGACTTACACTTGGAGTAGTATTTATGGGTGTAGTAGTAGGATTCCCGATTTATGTGGCAATCCACTATGGTATGGAAAAACTGAATAATGAGAAAGAGAAAGAGAGCATCTAATACAGGTGCTTCTCTTTTTTTCTATTTTTCGGTGTACACATTTTACAACCCTTATTATAGAAAGATTACACTAGATTTCTATCTATAAGGAGGCAACAAAATGGCACTTGTATTATTAATCATGTGTGTAGTTGGAAAACTCGGAATGGACGCGATTGATGTCGCAGAAGGGAGAGTATAACTATGCTCAATTGGATTAAGAAACTGTTAAAACTGAATAAGGAAGAGAAACATGTTGTAACAATTGACACGGTCCTTGAATGGACCATTTATGTAGAGGAATTTGGAGCATAACTTACGGCTCCTATTCCTTTTTATTTTTGCCATGTTTGCCTTTTACAGTTCTTATATTAGAAACAACTAACCTTAAGAAAGGAGAACTTATCATGAAAAGAATGTTTAGAAAATGGGAATTGGTAGTAGCAGAATGCGTTCGTCAGGGCGAAGAATGTGTGCTTGCGCTGGTGACGTTGGACGCAATAGCAGCGATATTCACTGTAGGCGTTATCACCATTTTCAGCGCAGTTGTGGAGGCTTTTATAGGCGCTCCCAATTGGCCTGAATTGGTGCTGGCCTGGTTAGTAGTATATATTGCATGCTTCAATGTGGTCATCGAAGCCACGGCATATAGTCTGTGCCGAGACGAACTTGGATGCGACAACGATTACATGATCAGAAAATATGTAAAAGAACGTTTTGATGAAGAACTTTGAAAGGAGGTTGTGGGGAGGCGTCTATTACAGGCGCTTCTCTTTTTTTTGTGCAATATTTACAGCCCATATTATAGAAAGAGATTGTTAAGTTCTAACGGCAAGAACGCTCATCGTAAAGTTGAGAGGATTATGGGTTCGAATCCCATACAATTTCTTTTTTCTTTTCGGGTGTACACATTTTACAGCCCATATTATAGAAAGAATCAATGGATGACAACCACTCGTGATGGGGGCGTGTTAAGGCGTAAGGACCATCCACAGTAAGCCACTGAGCCGCTTTAAGCGGGGTACTCAAGCTGAACTTAACAGGTTCTTTTTATTTTTGTAATTTCGGGTGTACGAGAATTACAGCTTTTAATATAGAAGAAAGGAGGTGAATTAGACTATCACGTCTGTATCATATCTCATTTCATATCTATACCCACAAGGGGGACTATTACGGTCCCCTTCTTTTTTTGGTGTGCATAAATTACAGTTCCTAATATAGAAACTTATTAACCACAACTTTTAGAAAGGAAAAATCATGAAAGGAATTATTACAACAGTAGCAGTAGTAGGTCTTATCGCAGGTGGAGTATACCTGTGGAAGAAGGCACATGCTGAGGAGGAAGTTCCTGAAGCAACTGATGAAATGAGGTTTGTGGAGGAGTAAAAGCTGACCCGGCTTTAAGGGTATGACAACTGAATAATGGAAATGAAGAGTCGTTAGCGGAATTTGCAACGGCTCTTCTCTTTTTTTTCACTTAATTATTTTTAGGAGGTACAACCATGTTTGATTTTACTGAGATGGACAAACTGCAGGCTTATCTTGACAAGAAAGGCATCGACTACGTTAGGAAGAGCATTCATGATGGTCAGCAGATTATTGTTTATAGCAAAGAAAACGAACGCTGCTGGGATGTGGTCCTTCACTCTTATTCTTACGGATGCGAAGACAATCTGCTTGAAGCAATGGGTGAAGAGCTTCTCGGGCATGATGATGTAGAGGGATATCTTACCGCAGTGGACGTCATCGATTACATAGAGCATAAGCGCTAAACCCGTACGCAGGTGACGAGACAAGCGATTATATTCATAGAAAGGAGATATGAACAAATATGATCGACATATCACTCACATTAGCGATTATTCTGCTGATTATATTTTTTATAAGCGGCTTTTTAATTGGTAGAGCCACTAGAAAACCCATTAAGCGCAAAGGAACCATGATTATTGACGAGATGATGGGAATTGCTTCTATCAGCTGGGAAGTTCCTTACGAAGAGGTTGTTCAGGCCGATACCGTTAGACTCGATGTTGTACACAAGGATGCTTGAATTTTACAGTTCCTATAATAGGTAACTATTGGCTTGCATAAGAAAGGAGAAAAATTATGCAAATGGAAAAGTTGGACGGAATAGCTGATGATATGGCTGACATGATATCTGCCGGAATTGAAAAGGCGGATGGATTGGAGAAGGAGAATGGGAATGTCTATATTCCCCTTGGCGAGTTTAACGGTATCACAAAAGCCCGTAACGAGCAGGCCAAGCAGGACAACGAGAAGCTTCACTGGGAAACCGAGTGGAAGAAAGCTGAGTTGGACGCAGCAACCAAACAGAAAGAGGTTGAACTGGAACTGAAGAAGCTGGAACAGGCGCTGGAAATCGAGAAGATGAGAGCCGAGAATGAAAAGGCAATCGCAGAGATGAAGGCACTGAACGATCAGCAGGTAGCAGAAACCAGAGCCGAAGCTGAAAAGGAAGCGGCGGAGATCAACAAGGCGGCATCGGACACTCGTTCCAAGCGGGATCTCATTGGCCGGATCTTGGACTTCATCGGAAAGGTTTTGGTGGCTGTTCTCGGATTGGGGGCATGCATTTACCAGGCCTCGACAATCCTTCGGGAAGAAGAGGACGGTAATTATGTCAATACCAGATCCACCAACTTCTGGCATAAGCCCAGAACGTAAGTCAGTAACCTATTAATCAATGGAGGACTTGGCAGAAATGTCAGGTCCTCTGTCTTTTTCGTGGTGTACACAAATTACAGTTCCTATTATAGACACTATAAACTTTGTATTTTTGGGAAAGGAGAAAAGCATGAGTTTTGGCATTGTACTTATTTTAATAGGAGTACTCTGGATCATGTTTGAGAACAAGAAATCAGAGTAACACATAGTATCTAAGGAACTGGCGAAGAGTCGTTGTAGAAGATTACAGCGGCTCTTCTGCTTTTGCTGTAGGAGGCAAGCGATTATATTTAAAGAAAGGACTAAAAATGAATAAAAATAGCGAGTATAACGACATGTTGGCAGCAAAGAGAACAGAGAATAAGCAGAAAGTCAGTGATTATATTCTTCAGAACCTCGAAAAGGGAGCAACAGTAAAAGAGATTGGCGAACAGCTGGGCTTCTTTCCGGACGTCACCCGTAGTTATCTCAAGGATCTCTTGAACGACGGTTACATCAGGAGAGAACGCGACGGCAAAAAAGGTTTCAGATACTTCTGGAAAGACGGCAACACAACAGAGACAAAGCCCGAGAAACTCGAAGTCGATGAGAAGCTTGGCGGCGTTGAGAGAGATCCCGATACGGTTATCAAGTCCGGCGAATTCTGCAAACCTGGCGACGTAGTGGAGTGCTCCAGCAGATCCGGCGAAGGATTATTTTTCAAGTACTTGGTGCTTATCCCTTGGGAGCGTAAGGCGATGGTACTTGGAATCTTTCCTGAAGGCCATCCTAATCTTAACCTGAATGACCCTAACCATATTTACATTGGCGATGATCCAGAGACCGGTAACAAACTCTATGTTGATATTACGAATGTGTGCCAGCGAGGTTACAAGACTTTCGGCATGAGATTCTTTCATGCTGAGAAAGAGCGCATGGACGAGGTTAAGGGCAGGCTTAGACGTGTTTTGCGGCTGGGTAGTGTGGATTCTTCCGATACGATCTCACCGCTTAGTCTGGAAGCACAAAACAAACGACTTATAGAAGACAATAGAACTCTTAAGAAGATTAGGTCCAGTGCAAGCAATGAAATATTAGACCTCAAAGACAAACTTGAGACAGCTAAGAGGGATTTAGCTATCCAGTGTAAGCAGTGTAAGCAGTATGAGCAGCAGATTGATGATTTGAAATCGACTCTTGTGGTTGCCAGCGGAGCAGCCCAAGATTACGAGGCAAGGTATACACTACAGAAGAAAGAAATCGAAAAGCTTAAAGAAGAAAATCATGATCTGACTTGCCAGAACGAAGAATTCAGGAAGCAGCTTATTGAGTTCTCTCATGGCAAGGAACCGCTTAATCCGGATTACATCGAAGGTTTGGAAAACGGATACGGTGACGCTCTGCTTAAGCTCAAGGAAGCCGAAACCAAAGTCAATTGCTATTTCGCTCAGATCGAGTTTATGAGGCAGGTTATATTTAAGGCATTTAACAACAGAGGAGGAAACTAATGCAGGAACGCAAAGTTGGTAGACCGCCACTTCCCGCAGGAGATCGTAAGGATAAGTCCGTGCGAATTAGGCTGTCGACTGATGAACTAAACAATGTAGTGAAGAAGGCCGAGGAAGAGCAAACCTCGGTCTCTTCTTATATTCGTGAGAGGATTAAGAGTAATGGATGAACTTAAATTTGTGGAATTCGATAAATACTGTAGCACATGCGCTCATAAGGATGAGGAAGAGAGCGATCCTTATAAGAAGTGCAATGACTGCTTGGCTATTCCGGCAAGAGAGTATTCTCACAAGCCTGAGTACTACAAGAAGAAAGATTGATTATATTTAGGAGGAGGCATTATGGTAGAAGGAATTACGAACACTCTGTTCAAAATTCATGCTAGACGCTTTATTTGGTATGCCGAATTGTGGTCATGGTGCTGGGAACATGACGCACCAATTTTCATTACGCGGTTACTCGTTATGCTAATCAAAGTTAATGCAAAAACCGCGCGTATTTACGCCAGCAAGAGTAGAAAGGAAGGAACTAATGATCAAGCTCGATAAGATATTTAACCCTAAGGTGCTTAGCGCATTAGCTGTTGCGGGCGTCGTAGCTACAGCAGTAATGGCAGCACTTGAAGGCATTAACGGGAGCGATGTTATCAGAGAGGCCAAGAAGACTGCTCCTAAAGAAGGCATTTGGGCAATCTCTAAGCATTATATTCCCAGAGTAGTTCCGGCGTTCGGCAAGACTATTATTATCGGAGGCGTCACCGTATTCTGCGTTGTTACATCTTGCTATCTCAGTGGTCTGCAGATTGTGGCTTTGTCCGGTACTATCGCAGGATTAGTGAGTCAGAGAGATGCTGTGGAGAAGGAAATCGTTAAGCTTCCTGGCGGCAAAAAAGCTCTTGCAAAGGTCAAGAAAGAAGTCGCCATGGCTACTGCTGAGAAGAAGGTTAAATTTGCTCCTTGGACGTGCCAGACCATCGAGCAAACCGGAGAAGGAGACGATTTATTTTTGGATTACTGGTCCGGTAGGATTTTCTTATCAGATGAGAAAGCAGTACGCAACGGATTCGATGCGTTCAATGCTGAGCGCGATGAATGGATGGACCTGCCATACGATGACACCAGCGATATGAACCTTCCTTTGGCCTGCCCCTATAATGACTTATTTACAAAGTGGAAACTTGAGCGAACAGGCTTTGGCGAGCAATATGGCTATCCGTCAAACGACGATTATTATGAGCATCGTTCCATTCCTTACACAATCGAAGTTATCCCGGTGGAAAAGCTCGGTGATAAGCATCTCAAGAAGTATGGTAAGGATCTGCATATAATCGTCATTCCACCCGAATACTATCCTATGCCTAACTGGAACAGCATCTGATTATATTTTACAGTTCCTATAGTAGGTAGCATTGAAATATTTTGGAAAGGAGGAAATAGGATGGTAACTATGATATTGGTATTTTGCCTCGTCGTAGTGCTGATCGGGTTCGCTATCGGAGCACTTGTGTTAGGCATTTGCTCGATTGGAACTCTGTTAGCATTAGGATTTGAACTGGCATTATACCTGATGCCGGTGATTATCATCTATATGATCGCCAGAGTCATATGGAAGATGACTACCACAAAGAAGACTATAGATAAGGTCAAAGAAAAAGAGTAACTGAAAGAGAGGGCTCGTAAGAAGATTTACGGGTCCTCTTATATTTTTGGAGGTCGAAATGAAACTCAAGAACGTAACTAAATTCGTTAGTGCTATAGGAAAGGGCATTGACGAATACGGTCCTCAGATTATGGCTGTTGGTAGCGCTGTATGCTTTGTGGCTGGGGTTATATTTGCAGCAAAAGAAAGCCCGGCAGCACTTGAAGCATTGGAAGAGAAAGTAGCAGAGAATCCTGACATGAATATTTTTGAGAAGGGCGCTACAGTAGTCAGCAGAATGCCAAAGACTGTAATTGCTACAGTTTCCGGTTTGGCAATGCATATTTTTGCCTGGAAGAAAATTCTGGGGAAACTCGCCACTGTAACCGGCATTGCAGCGGTTGTCACACAGGATAATGTCAATCTCGTAGAAGCAGCAAAGGAGGTAGTTGGCCCTGACAAGGCCAAGGAAATTGTCAAGGTCAAAGACCAGATCGCCCAATGGGATGAAGACCCGTCAGATAAGTTCGATGTTATATATCCCTACACTTGGGAAGGTCTGGGTATAACTGTATGGATGACACCGAACGAGTACACCGAACGGTATAACGAGAATGTCGATGTGCTGGCCGATAACGAAGAGCTATCTGTATTCGACTACTTTTATAACTTTAAGTGCTCGTATCCACCTGCTCAGGATTATGGCTGGGGACTTGATAGTAATGGCTGTGGAGCGAATCCAAGCGATATCAGAAGATGGGCTAAAGATGAACTCCACGCTGAACTGAAGCAGCATATGTATAAGGGTAAGTATCCAGGTTATTTGGTAGTACTCGACAATATGCCGACCGAGCCCGTCGAAAATCGCTGATTATATTTGGTAACATAGGGGCTGTGCACAAATAACAGCTCCTATAATAGCAAGAAATAGTTCTTGTGTTTTTAAAGAAAGGAGGACGGCATGTCCAATAAGAACAAAAAGGTAGTAACTATGGAAAGCAAGAAGGCAGAGGACCAGAAGATGGAGCAGACAACTCCTGAGGTCCCGGATGAGAAGAAGACGGAAGGAACTGAGAACGATCAGGATTCCGGCGAGGAGAAGAAGGAAGAGAAGAAGTTCAGCTTCCCTAAGATCACTCTCCCGAAGTTGAGAATGCCTTCCAAAGAGACTGTATTTGCATGGCTCAAGGGAATCTTTGTATTCCTGCTGGGTACCGTTGCAGGAGCAATTGGTATTGTAGCAGCGGCGACAAAGATCGTTGAGGCCGGCAAGATCGCAGACGAATCGGAGGAAGAGCAGGACAAGACAACTGAAGAGATCGAGGACGACGAACCTGAAGCCGAACCGGAGCCTGAAGTAACTGAGGCAACCGAAGAGTAACCATTCGGGAGGGGGATCAGCGCAACTAAAGCTGGCCCTCTCCTTTTTTCTTTTGCTTGATTTTTACAGTTCCTATAATAGGTAACTATTGTCTGAGCAAAAAAGAAAGGAGAAGAAAGGATGAATACAATCGTCTTGCTCAAGATTATGGGAGGCATCGTAGGAGCAGTCATTGGAGCCGCAGGAGGCTTTATGACAGGCGCTAAGGCCTTACCAAAGATCTCAAGAGCATGGAACGAAATGAAATCGTTGTTCTCGGAACTTCACGAAGACGATGATGAGTAACTGACAACTAGAGTCACTGTAGAACTTTACAGTGGCTCTTATATTTTTGAGGAGATAATTATGGCTGAAGTAAAGCTTGACAACATCGTAACCAATAACAGCGATGCGGCAAGACGTCACGAGCAGGCACCGCCACCTACTGAAGAATTTGAAGCTCCAGTAGAAAGAAAACCCGGGTTCTTTGGTAGAATGTTTGGCCGTGTACACATTACCGACAACTTCGAAGGAGCAGGACAGACCGTGCTGGAAGAAGTTATCATCCCTACACTCATTGATGGGCTTAGAGACGTAATCTACACAGCAACTGATTATGTTCTGTACGGAGGCAGTCAGAGACGTAGCAGAAACAACAGATGGTCCGGTGGAAGCTACACATCATACAGCAAAAAGAGCCAGCAGAAATCCAGCAGGAGAAGCGCACCTTCATCGTCTTCTTATTATTTCACTTATGACGATCGCGCTACAGCTGACAAGGACCTTGAGAAGATGAGGGATGTTGTCGACCAGCGTGATTTCGTAACCATTATGGATATGTTCTCAATCGCCAAGAGGCCTACCAGCAACTATACCTATAACGACTGGGGCTGGTATGATCTCAGGACGGCTATGGTAAGGCGGACTTCGGACGGTCGGTTCTACATCGATTTGCCCAAGCCTGTCCCGATCGAGGACTAATTATGAAGTGCCCGTGTAAGGGATGTAAGGATAGGAATGTGGGCTGCCACTCTAAATGTGAAGGATATTCTCAGTGGAAGAAAGAGCAAGATGAGCTGAGACACTGTCGCAATAAAGAGTCAGCCCTACATGACTACTTTAATCTCCCAATACATTGGAAAGACCATAGGTAATTATATTTAGAAAGGAGAGGCTGAGATGAATATCCCGATTATTAATCTTACAGCCACGGGTCAGAATATTAACCGTATGCGCTTGGAGGCGGGTATTGCGGTTAAAGATATTCAAGAGGCATGCGGATTCTCTACGCCATATGCGGTCTATAAGTGGATTCACGGACAGAATCTTCCGACGATCGATAATATTATCATCTTAGCTTCTCTTCTGGAAACGACTGTGGATGATATTTTGGTAGTTGAGTAAAGAAAGGAGAGACATGTTAGGTTTTATTTGCGACTGGTGCGGAGAAGCATATACAGATTATCCACTTTGGGATCAGGGTACAACGCTTGCGTCAGTTCCTAAAATCAGAGAAGCGAAAGATGATGATCCCGTTGAAATCCCAAACGGCACAAAAGTTATTTCTGATGGCTGGATGACGTCCAGAAGCGCATTTCATCATAGTATAGTCAGCTACGATGTTTGCCCTGACTGCTACGAAGCATATAAAAAGTTTATAAAGAATCGAAGAAAAGGAGACAAAACATGAGTAGAAGAATTAATTATACGTCTAATGAAGCCTACAGAAGAAATCCAATCAGGCTTACTGTTGAGGGAGCGTACCTTAGCCCTGAGCACTATATCATGGTCAAAAGTAAGTGCGAGAAGTTTGTTGAAGATCTTCTGGCAACATTCGATGGCGTAGACTTCGAATTCCCGGAAGAGATCTTTACAAGCATCGAAACAGAAAAGACTGTTAGGGGAGAAAACTAATGCCGGGAACGAATGACGATTATCATGTAACGCCCGAACTTGCTGAGTGTGTTCGAGAGGCCGGGCGTGAGATTCTCGCTATGGGACATAATCCTAAGTTTGTTAAGGAGCATGGCGAGACAATAACCGACATGGAAGTCTGCGCGGCTATGATCAATGAAGCCAAGAAGATTGTAGCCAGTGGACATAACGCACGATTTAGTTGCAGCGATAAGCATTTGCTTAGGGAAGCTGCATATGCCAAGAAGTATAGAGATAGAGTGAAAGGAGATGGTGGAGAGTGAGCGATTTGACGAGGGAAGAGAAGGAATATCTGGAATCTGATATTCAGGCAGTTGAAGAAGTCTATGCGAATAAATTCCAAGAAGCCAAAGCAGATGCTGGAAAGGCTGAGATCCGGCTGGTTCCTATGGAGATCGTCTGGGCCATTGCGTGGATTCGCATGTACGGTAACCGCAAGTATGGAGATCCGGAGAACTGGAAGACCGTGGAGCCTGAGCGTTACAGAGACGCTTTAATGAGACATCTGCTTGCTTATATTTCTGATTCTAAGAGCGTGGATGAAGAAAGCGGATATCCTCACCTGTGGCACGCTGCATGTAACATGGCGTTCCTGATGCATTTTGATTATGGAGATATGTGCCATTACGACTTAGGTAAGGCAATCGATGGACAGCACCACTGGACTCCTTGCTCGTTAAAACTGCCCGATAAAGAAGGCGAATATCTTGTGATCAATGATGCCGGAGGTATGAAAAACGTCGAAATAGACACTTTTGCACATTATGAGGATGACGGGAAGCCTTTCTGGATGACTTCGCAGAATCCTATAGCGTGGATGCCGATACCGGATGTTTGGGAGGTGTAAGTATGATGAGTCCCGATGAAGCATTAAAGCGTCTTAAAGAGCTGTCAGAAGATCTTAGGCTTGGCTGGGTCGATATTTATGAGCCTGCGGGAGGGGCTGACGAGATAGTTATTGAAGCCCTTGAAGCAGCTATAGCAGCCTTGGAGAATAAAGTATGACATTCGAAGGTAAAAACTACGTTGCTCCTTCTGTTATAGCGTCTAGATGGGGCTGTTCACGATCAACTGTCATAGAGTATATTAAACGCGGTCTCGTTCCGGGAGCATTTAAGCATAACGGCGCATGGTACGTGCCACCCGATGCTAAGATGCCAGTATTCGATGAAACTAAGCGCGGAATTAAACCCGGAAAAGCTAAGCAAATAAAACCAAATTCTTCTCTGAAGTATGATCTCTGGCTTGACGATATAGAACGGCAAAGGTGGTCTAAGTTATTTTTAGAGGTCTGACATGAAAGGAGGATAAGCATGAGCAATAACAGAGACGATGAGCCCGCTTATATTTTCTGTAATGCGGAGACGAAGGAAGAGTTAGCGAAGAGATCTGGAGAGAATATGCCTCCGGACGAAGTGTTTGTAGTAGCGGATGTGGTTCTGCCTGGTACATGTATTGTCGTTACAAAGGAAGAACTAAGGCAATGGTTATTTGCCAAGGGAAACGATCATGATGTTTGGATTATACCGGAGGAGGAATCATGACCCCAACAAGACTGTTTGAAATCGCATGTGAGGATTCTAAAGATATTCTCGATCTGAAGGAGGCTGTTGACACATACCATCGGCTGGGTTCCGGGACGATCGGGATGGTTCTGAAGAACGGTAAGAAAGCCGTGTTCAGGATTGATGGTGATAGCAAGAAGAAGTTCCTTACGTTTGAGTGGAGGTGAAGAAACATGGACTTAAAAGCAACGACTATTGTATTCAATTATATTATGGAGCATCTTGATAAATCAGATGAAGAAGTCGATTTCGTGGTATACACCGTTTGGAAATGCAAGACTCTGCAGAACTGGAAATTCCTTATCAGTTCTTCCCTGCATGACGGCATGTACTATGAGGTCACCTACAACGGCGATAAAGACGAGTGGTATCTCGACGCCTATAAAAAGTTCGAGAATCGCTGTATCAAGCTCTGAATATATTTAGGAGGTACTATGGATCATTTAGTTCAGTTTACGATTAGTATTGACGACGCGCACATCGCACAGATGGTTGAAAAAGAAGCATCGAAAGCTCTGATGGACGAGGTCATTAAGGTGTGCAAGTCTCAGATCGGCGGTGAGGCTAACTACTGGGGCAGCGGCGAGCCAGGTCCTATGCTTAAGAAAGCATTAGACGATTTCATGGCTGATAACCGCGAAGAGATCATCGATAGAGCAGCAGACAAGTTGGCGGAGAGGCTGTCAAGGACCAAGATCGTTAAAGAAGCAGCGGCTAAGAGGGTTTTGGAGGTGTGAGATGGATAAAGTTATCGTTACTGGAGACGTTAAAGACTTTCCATTAGAAACAATAATAAAGCTTGATGCTAGTAGAACACTTGCGGAGATGGTTCATAACGCAATCGAAAACACGGTGTGGGATGAAGTCGACTATCCTGGAATAAAAGAGGAGTTGCACAAAACCGTCGATGAATATAAGAAGAAGTATGACGAAGAGGTGTTGAGGAGGATGTCTCCGGATGAAGCGGCAAGCATTCTTAGAGAGTTTACTAAAGACTTCGAGGAATATGGCGCCTGGGATATTGAAGACGACGTGCTTATTACAGCCCTTAAGGTTGCGATCAATTGCCTGGAGGTGAAAATATGATGAGTACTGATGAAGCTATTAAGGTCTTGAGAAGCCTGCAGGATTGGTTATATTTTAGCTCTATGAACGGAGGCACCCGCATACAGAGAGAGGCGATCGATATAGCTATAGCTGTTCTGGAGGAGAAGGAGCGTCATGAGTAATATGTACCACGTTCCGGTTTATATTTGTAATAGGAAGAAATGTCTTGTCTGTAAGGGAGCCATATGCGGCAGAACCATTGACAAAGACTACGCCGAGCTTAATGAGAACGGTCATCCTAGGATCGACAGATATATTCCGTATGAGGATCCTGGAGATAGTCGGTCAAGCTTTATGGCCAATTTTAAGGAGGTTGAGAAATGACTTACTGGGAAGCGGCTGATATTCTTGAGCATGGCTCAACAGATTACGACAAGATTCTAGAGGCGGGAGCAATAGCATTGAAAGTTATTAAAGAATTGAATAAGAAGCTTGATAAGGCTGAAGATGCGAAGTTTAGGGAGCTGCCAAAGAGAGGACCTCTTTACGGAGCTAGATCTGATGCGATATTTGTTGATGAGTTTTGCGGAGGTAGCGAAGTGAATGAAAAATAAACCAACCTTAGGAGGATACCTGGAGCTATTAATTAAGGTGATGGTATCCATGATCCTTCTTATATTTGTGGGGATCGGTACCGCTATTGTAGTTCTTGCGGTGCCCTTTTTATTAAGTCTTGTATGTATACTTGCGCTGGCTGCGGCTGGCGCTTTTATTTTTAGTTGGAATTATGTATACATCGGGACGATTTTCTTTCTGATCCTGATCTGTATGGCAATCGATTAATTATATTTAGGAGGTACTACTATGGGAAGAAGAGAAGAACTTACATATCATGATCTTGCGACAATCGTTAGGCTGGAGAAAAACGGATTGTTAGACTGCCTAGAAGGATTCTCGACTAAGACAGCCGTAGAAGCAACCGGACGTATACTCACAGCTAGCCATCAGAGGATCGTTGTGGGACAGGCAGCCAGGTTGATCGAGGAAATGATTAGTAGAGGCGGGACCAAGGAAGATCTGTTAGACGCAATCAAATACGGTCTTTGCTGCCTGGATGCCAATAAGTATGGTCTCAACCTGGATGACGCTCGGATCAAGTTCAGGTATCAGGAGTTATATTCTAAGTACATGTTAAAGGAGACAAAGCATGAATAAATTACATGAGGCTGTCTATATTGGCAGCAGGAACTTTTGTAGGCAGCACCCGGATATATTCGTGTTTAGTGAGTTTGACTGGAATTATGTGTTCGTAGGAACAATCGTGCTGCTGATACTGTTTGGCATGACTCTTAAGTGATTATATTTTACAGCTCTTGTAATAGAAAGACTATTTTTACAGGAGGTAACAGTATGAGCGGAAAAAGAAGGATTTGGCTCGTTGTTATGGGGACTGCTATGACCATTGTTGGTTATAGAGCCATGGTAAACGGGGCAACTGGAATTATTTGCGGCATTCTGGCTGTAGAACCTGAAAACTGAATATGGAAGCGAAGAGTCGTTGTAGAAGATTACAGCGGCTTTTCTGTTTTTCATTATATTTTTTAAACATGAAAGGAGAAAAATCATGAGAAAAGTTAGGTACATTCTGTGGGGTATTATCGGTGTAGCAAACGCTATCGGTTGGGCATGCTTAGGGGCTATTGCCAGCATGTTTTTCCTTGGTGGAGCTATCGAGGACTTCAAGAGCATCTAATTATATTCAGAAAGGAGATCGACACTATGAAGACATTTTTATACGGTATCAAACTCGGTGCAGGGCTGGTAGCCGGTAAGGTTCTTATCACGGCTGTGGCTTTTGCTGCGTTGAAAGTTATGATCGGTCAGGACGGCCTCGATTATGTTCTGGGTAAAGG